TGATTCTATTTCGTATAATGGTTTATGTTCTTCGTTTACTTCGCCATACTCTATTCCAAAAACTGCATTCAGTCCAGGAAGGAGTTCTTTGGCAATACTCGATCTATTAATAGCCATTTATATATTCCTTTCTAATTATCCTGTTATAGTTGCAGTTATAAAATTATCCATATGATTAGCAATACGTACTTCATACCAAGGGTATGCGTCTGTTACCCCTGCTGATGTACCTATACCTGTATCCCATGGAGCTCTACGTATAACTCTTAGATTGTTTGTTGTTACATCTCCTCCATTAGCGTCTAAAAGATAAGCACTATTACCTGTCCTATGACTACCAGTTCCTGAAATGTAAGATGTATTTAAAACTCCAATACCCATACCTTGAGCTACTGCTGTTACTGAAGCATCAGCTTGAATAAAGAATGTTTGATCAGGGTCACTTGCAAAATGAATTTTTACATCAGTTGCAGTAACTCCACCAACAATACTTTTAGCGAACTTCTGTTCTCCACTACCATTTACAAAACTACATCCTTGAAAAACTCCTGCAGACTTTACAGAGACACCATTTGCACAAGGTTTAATTGTACCAGAAGCTTCGATTGCTATGGGATCGCCTGTAAACATATCATTTGGAATTAGAGCTGAAGCCACTAATGGGCTTGCAACATTTAAATCAATAGTACGTACACCAGTAGAGTTAGAACCATCACCATTTTTCTTAGCGAGGGTTAAACCTCGTGGGGCATTTAAACTTGCCATGTTTCTTTCTCCTTAATTATATGATAATAGGATCAGTCTTGAAAGTTAGGCTGTCTTCCTGTTATCACTTTTGATTTACTGTTATTAGAAATAGGCATTCCAGAAATCTTTCTTCCACCCATAAGTTGAGCTTCAATAGCTTCATTCATGGCTGTACTCTTAGCTCTGTAATACTTACTTCTTGCTTCGTATCTACCAGTTGGGATTTTTGCTAATCCTACGTCATCACGACAGACTACCCCTGCGTATCTACCTTCATCTCTCACGACAGATGCTGTACTCATTTCTGGAACTTCAGCTAGATCAACGAATGACCAACCTTCTTGCAGTTTCTTACCTATATGGGATACGTCATCTTTTCCTTTAAGGGTCATCCTTAACCATCCAAGTGTCATACCTTCGTTGGTGAAACGCTCTATAACTGCATCAGGTATATGAAGAGCACTAGTCTCTTCAAATGTCCATTCTACTTCTTCTCTAGTATTCTTTTCTCTTAAATCAGTATTACGTGTACTATTAATTCGTGTCATTTATTTTCCTCCACGCTGCATATTAATTGTTGTATACTCACCATCAGCTCTATCAGCCTTTAGTTTTTCTTGAGCATACTGTTCAAGTGGTACGTTCCATTTGTTAGCTAGTCTAATATCTTCTTTTGACAGCTTAACTTTATTACTAGAACCTGGAGAGCTGCGAGATGCTCCAGCGACTACTTGAGCAGGTTTTGACGTTGGTACCTGCTTACGAATTTCTCCTCCTGTTGCAGCTTCTTGAGCAGCAAACTTATGAGGAAATGTTTCTTTTATCCTACGATCTATCTCAGTATAATACTCTGGATCTGTAGGACTATAACCTTCTTCTTTTAACTGAGAATCTATTGCTAAAGATGCTGCAGTCATAACTTGATCTGAACCAAACCACTCATTTTTACTTGCCCATTCCTCTGCTCTTGGATCTGCAGTAGGTTGAGGTTGATACTGTGGTTGCTGTACAGCTTGTTGTGGTTGTACAGGTCTTTGTTCAAATTGTTGTTTTGTAGCACTTAAAGATTTTAAATCATTTTGTGCTTCATTTAAAAACTCTTGAGCTTGTAGTATCTTAGTTGAATCACCTTCTTCGTGAGCAGTCTTATAAACATTACGTGCAAGTTCTAACTTATCTGTTATTTGTTTTTCACTTGAGTCTAAACTTAATTTATTAACAGTATTAAATTGATGCTCTGTATTTTGTAATCTAGTATTAAGCTGTTCATTTTGTTGTATTAGTTGAGCTAGTTGATCGTCTCTTTCTTTACGTTGCTTAACTAATTGTCTTATTCTTTTTTGTGCTCCTTTAGTTTCTACACCTTCAAGCTCTGGTGGTATATCTACTTTAGGTTCTTCTTCTTTTGCTTGTACTAGAGGAATAGCTTTTTCTTCTTGTTCTATTTCTCCTTCTACTTCATATTCTACTTTATTCTTTTCTTCTTCTGAAGTTGTTGTATCAACTTCATTCCACTCTTCATTGTCCATTGTTAATCCTTCGTTGTTTACGAGACATACGACTTACGTTTCATATACTATTATTATACACTATAAAAATTTATAGTGCAACTTAATGACTTAAATTAAATGTAGGATCTAAATATTTAGGATCTTCCACTTTCATTATTACTTGATCATCATACAATAAAATCATCTTAACTTCTTTATATTGTATCTTTTGACCAGCATGTTTTGCGTAACAAATGTAATCTCCTTCTTTACACCAAGGTCCTTTAGGAAATTTATCTGTATCGTTGTAAGCAAGATTACCCATTTTAATAACTTTACCTACAGTTGTTAAATAAGACATATCTTCTCTTGTTGAGTTTGGTATTATTATACCACCTTTAGTTGTTTCTTTTACTGAGACAGGTCTTACGAGTACATGAAAACCTGGAAGTTCAGGAAGGACATCTGGAGTAGCTTCGTCTTCTTCATTTGTAATCCATATGTCGTTCTTTATAGTGTTACCTAAATGTGCCTGTTGCATTAGTCATCCTCTTCATCATACATACTTTTCTTTATTATGTTTGTTAAATTATTACGAGACCATTCAATGCCTTGAATAAGTCCTACGAGCTGTCTATAGTGAGCAAAATCTTCTGCTTGCCCACTAGAGACAGTTATTCTTAGTTTATCGAGTTCATTATTATATTCTTTAATGACCTCATCCCATATTTCCATATGTTTAAATTAAATCTCTGCACACGCATAGCAGTTAATTTCTAAACCTACAGCTACTTCTTTTATAGTTGGTGTTTTCCACATGTTATATTCCTCTCTATATTATATTATTAATTAAGCTGCGAAAGCAAATCCACCAGTTACACCTGTTTCCATAGGATTGAAATCATAATTGATTGTCCACTCTCCTTCTTTTACACATGTAAAGTATATATAAGAACCAATACTAAATAAGTTAGTAGCAGCATTAGCAGGAGTATAAACTAAATTAGTTTCACCTACTGTTGATGAATCAAAAGTAACAGCACTACTGCCTCTTGATTCTATCACACTACCTGTTTCCCATACATCAGTACCTGCACAGTTAAAAGTTAGTGTAGCTGTTCCACCAGTTGTATCTACTGATTGAGCATGTACTACTACAACTCCTACTGTTGCTGCTGGTAATAATGATGTTTGTGCTGCAGCTCCTGTAAAAGGATTAACATTAATACCTGCTACATAAGTTACATTAGTTGCAGTACCTTTAGCTGTTGCACTTAAACCAGTTAAAGATGGTGTCAATTCTGTAATAATAGTACCATCTATATTAAGATTACCTTTTGCAGTTATACTACCACTACTGGTAATACCACCATCAGTACTAACAGTAAATTTTGTAGTAACTGCTCCAGTTCCTTCTATAATTTCTATTTGTTTGAATCCACCTTCACTTCGTATTGGTCCACTAAATGTTGTTTGTGCCATATTTTATTCTCCATAAAATTAACCCTATCGTCTTGGCTTGTCTGCTAGGTCAGTCGATAGGTAAAAATGTACCCTAGATTATTTTATCTTGTTCCTGTTGTTGGTGTTGGGTCTTCCCAAGAATTTTTATCAAACTGATTTAATTCTCCTTTACGTGCTCTAAAACCTGCTTCTTCTATGCCACCATACATACCACCATCTCCATTTTTTACATGAGTTGGATGTCCATTAGTAACACCTTTTTTTACAGGATAAGCTTTATTCCCCATTGGCATTCTGATCACTTCCTTTCAGTTCTTCTTTTAATAAATCTGTCATAACATCAATAAGTTTAAAACTTCTTTGTCTGTCATCTAGATCCTCCATACTAGCTACTTTGGTTAAAGCTGCTATACGAATTTTTTCCATATCTATTTTATTCTTTTCTTCTGCTAGAGTTACTTTAGATAATAAATCTAATTGCTTCATTGTTTCTTTTGAAGCTCTATCAAGATCACCTTTTTCTTTTTTCATAATTGCGTCTTGACCAGATTTACCTGATTCAACCATTAACTTAGCTTCTTCTAGTTCTAGTTTTTGTAGATCTAATGCAGAGTCTGCAGAATATTTAGCTACAGTAGATTGTAGTTTTTGTTTCTCTAGTTCTACTTTAGCTGTTTCTAATGCAACCATTTGTTGTTCAGGTGATTGTGCTTGACCCATTTGATTAGCATTCATTACTTGTTCTGCTGCACTAGCCATAGCCATTTCTGCCACTTGAGGATTCTGTTGTTGTTCTGGTGGTAGTTGTTCCATAGCCATTCTTGCCATACCATTCATTTGCTCTTGATATTTTAATACAGAATGTTCTTGTATATTAGCTTCAAGTATTGGTTTTAATCTAGCCATAATAGGATTAGCACCATTCTGAGGATCTTGTAGATACATCATCTTAACTTGTATATGTGAGTCATGATTCTGTCCTGGGAATGCTGCAATAGGTATACCTTTAGTTGCAGCCATAATATCAGATACAGGATCTAATTGTTGTGGTTCTTGTTTAGGTGGTAGTATTTGTTCTAAGTTAGGTAGATTAGCAGCACTTAGTATAGTTCTATTAAGTGCTTCAAGGTTAAACATACCAGGAGGTGATTGCTGTGCCATTTGTAATGCCATTTGTGCAATCATCATCCTATGTGCGTTTGATGGTATATTAGGATCAGATACTGGAAGTACATCTACCCTGCCATCAAAATCTTCTTTAAAGATATTCTTTTCTGCAAAAGGTATTTCATATGGATACTCTGAAGGAAGATAATCATAATTT